AAAAGAAGTAGAATAAGACAAAAGAATCGTCTAGGTCAACCAGCAGGCGCTCCTAGAAGAGTTAAATCATTAAAGAGAAAGAAAAAATAATGCCAGATACAACAAAACAAACCATGGCTGGTCTTAGAAAACAAATAGCTGATAAAATGAAAAATGAGAATATTTTAACTAGAAAAATTTCAAAACTAGAGGACAAAATAGTACAATTACAGAGTTTAAGTCCTCCTAGTGTTAAAAAAATGATGGGTGGCACGATGAAAAAGCCTGTTATGGCTAAAAAAGGTAAAATGAATAAATTAAATCCTGGTTTAAAAGCTTATTTAGCTAAAAAGAAAAAGACAAAAAAGAAGAAATAAATGGCAACTTCAAGTTCAAGAGATTTTAATTTAGATGTAGCAGAACTTATCGAAGAGGCATACGAAAGGTGTGGTTTAGAGATGAGAACTGGTTACGATGCCAGAACTGCAAGACGTTCTTTGAATCTTATGTTTGCAGATTGGGCAAATAGAGGGTTAAATCTTTGGACAGTTAAACAAGAAACTTTATCTATAACTTCTGGAACTGCTTCTTATACTCTTTTAGACGCTACTGTTGTAGACTTATTAGAAGTTGTTTTAAGAAATAGTAATAATGTAGATTTTACTCTTACACAAATGAGTCGTGGTGAATATTTAAGAATACCAAACAAGGCTAATAGTGGACAACCAAGTCAATATTTTTTTGATAGACAAGTAACTCCTACAATTACATTGTGGTCTACTCCAGATACCTCGTATACTTTAGTGTATTATTATGTAAGAAGAATCGAAGATGCAGATAGTTTAGTTAATACAACTGATGCACCTTTTAGGTTTTTACCATGCATGGCGGCTGGACTTGCATACTATATAGCTGTAAAAAGAGCACCAGACAGAATACAAATTTTGAAAAGTATATATGAAGAAGAGTTTCAAAGAGCCATGTCAGAAGATGCAAATAGTACACCATTAAAATTGACACCTAATATTTCTTACTTGAGGTATTAAAATGGCTAGATATGCAAGTGGCAGAAGAGCTTATGGATATTCAGACAGATCTGGATTTCGATATCGTTTGCGTGAAATGATAAAAGAATGGAATGGTTTAAAAGTAGGTCCAGATGAGTACGAACCTAAACACCCACAACTAGAACCTAATTATCCAGGCCCAGACCCAACAGCTTTGTATGAACCAAGACCAAATCAAGACACTGATTTGACTGCATTCGTGGTATACACAAACGCAGGAGATGGTATAATAGGTAAAAAATTAACAAGCTTTGAGGCTACAACCAGTCTTGGAGAGGTGACAGTGAGTACAACATGAGTTTTACATTAACAACATTAAAACAATCAATACAAGATTGGACAGAAAATGATGAAACAACTTTTGTAAATGAGTTAGATTTTTTTATAAAAAATGCAGAAGAAAGAATCTTTAAACTTGTTGATTTAGATTATTTTAGAAAAAATGCTACTGGAACTATGACAAGTGGTAATAAGTTTCTACAAAAACCGTCTGATTATCTAGCAACGTATTCTTTATCTTTTGTAAAAGATAGTTCAAATGTTTTTCTTTTACAAAAAGATGTAAACTTTATTCAAGAATATACAGCTAATCCAGTAACAACTGGTTCTCCTATATATTATGCTTCGTTTGATGTTGATAATTACATAGTGGCTCCAACGCCTGATTCAAATTATTCTGTTGAATTACATTATTATTATAGACCAGCATCATTGACTACAGATGATTCTGGAACCACATGGATTAGTACAAATGCACCAGATGCACTTTTATATGCTTGTCTTGTAGAAGCCTACACTTTTATGAAAGGTGAAAACGACTTGATTCAATTGTATTCTTCTAGGTTTGTCGAGGCTATTCAAAGGTTAAAAGGTTATGCCGAGGGACAAGAAAATATTGATTCTTACAGAAAAGGACTACCTAGTAAATAAATTGACTTTTATAAGCTAGACTTTATATTATCTATTATGAAAAATAAAAGTATTGCTATTGTTGGTCTAGGCAATAGTTTCAACGAATATATATTAGCTAAAATTAGAAGTGAAAAATTTGATGAAGTTTGGGCAATTAACTCCATGTCTTCTGTTATTTATCATGATAAATGTTTTATGATGGATCCCCCATCAAGATTTCTTGACACACCAAATGCAGGCAAACAAACAAATGCAATGGCAGAAAGATTAAAAACTAAACTTGGTATTCCTGTTTTTTCTTGTTGCTTAGATGAGAGATGTCCAGATGTTGTTGAATATCCATTACAAGAAACACTGCAAAAAACAAAATATGCTTATTTGAATAACACTGTGGCGTATGCTTTTGCATATGCTATTGCACAAGAAGTTTCAGAGATACATTTATATGGAATTGATTTTACGCACAAAGCAGTTAATTTTGCAGAAGCTGGTAGAGCTTGTTGTGAGTTTTGGTTAGCGATAGCTACAACAAAAAACATAAAGGTACATATAGCACACAATTCATCTTTGTTAGATACTAATGTACCAGATGACCAGAAACTGTATGGTTACCATAGACTTGAGGATCCACTTATTTCTACAACAACACAAGGTAGTATGTTGATAACAAAAAAGTCAAAATTAGAACCCCCTAACCCTATAGACAATAAACCCAACATCATAGGTCGTGAAGATATTCCAGGAGTAACTTATGAGGAGAAAACTGAATGATACCTGATACGATCATGGTAGTACCTGATGCTTACAGTAAAGAAGAATGTGAAGACATTATTAATATTATACCTATTGTGGAAGAAAGATTCGTTTATAACTCAGAATCACAAGAACCTATTCTTGTCATGGAAGTAAACGCTCCCGAAAGGCAAGACAAACAGTGGGACGGAAAAATAGTCTTTGGCTCATTTAATAATTATCCTCTGTATTTTAATAAATTAGGGTATGTTTTAAGAGAGGGGGTAAAAGCATATGGACAAAAATTTCCCATTATAAAAGATTTTTTTCTTGATCAATGTAATGTTTCTTTTGATGGATTTAAAATTCAAAAAACTTCTAGAAGTGGTGGCTTTCATAAATGGCACTTTGAAGATGGACTCATTAGAGATAGATTTCTTACATGGTCAGTTTTTTTAAACAATGTTGAAGAAGGTGGAGAAACAGAGTTCTTGTATCAATCTGCAAGAGTTCCAGCAAAACAAGGGAGTTTGTGTTTGTTTCCCTCTGATTGGACACATACGCATAGGGGAAATCCCCCAATATCAAATGAAAAATGGATTATGACAGGGTGGATAGTTTTTACTCCTAAAAACCCGTTATTTATAGTATAGATTATAGCGAATCAGAACTACTGGGAGAAAGTTAAATATGTTTAATGTAGGGATATCACAAGCAGGAAAAGTAAATGTCATGACTTCAGATAAAGGTGGTTTATCAAACGAACAACTAGCAGATTTAGCTGTAGATAAAATAGTTAGTATCTCAGATGATGCACCATCACACATAAGACAACAAGCAAATCAATTTAGAGAGCACCTCAAAAAAGTTCTATATCATTATCTCCTATTGGCAAGAAACGAAGAGCGTGGTACTATTATCCAAGCCTTGAGATCAAGTGGTCACAAGGAAATGGCTGAATATATAAGGAGACTCTAATATGGCTATAGCACAAGCAATGTGTACTTCCTTCAAGAAAGAGTTGTTAGAAGGTGTACACAATTTTAAAAACTCAGGTGGAGACACTTTTAAGTTAGCACTTTATGCAGAGGGTAGTGGTGGTAAATCATCTACAACGGCAACATTAGGAGCAACAACAACCGCTTTTACTACAACAGGCGAAGTTGCATCTAGTGGCACATATGCAACTGGTGGTGGTTCTCTAACAAGAGTTGATCCAACTACTTCTGGAACTACAGCATTTACAGATTTTGCTGATTTAAGTTTTACAACTGCAACAATTACTGCAATGGGAGCTTTGATTTATAATAGTTCTGACAGTAACAAAGCAGTTGCTGTTTTAGATTTTACATCTAATAAATCATCTACCTCTGGAACTTTTACAATACAATTTCCAACTGCTGACGCTTCAAACGCTATTATCCGTATAGCATAAGGAATCCACGATGGCTAACATCGGCTGGGGACAAGGCACTTGGGGTAATAACAAGTGGGGTGGGCAGCTAGACACTAGTTTTAGTGTTACTGGCAATGCTGGAACTACCTCGCTTGGTAATGAAGCCGTTGAGATAGCTAATGTTGCAGAAGCAGTTGGTGTTTCTGCTACAACTGCTTTAGGTTTTAATCCTGCCGTAAACATAATTATTCCAATAAGTTTTGGTGTTACTGGTGTAGCTGGAACAATCGGATTTTTATCTGGTTGGGGTAGTTCTGCTTGGGACTCTGGTGTTTGGGGTGGTGGTGTATTTGCAGATGTAGGACAAGTTTTACCTCAAACTGGAGTTGAGGCAACTGGTCAATCTAACAACCCAACTGTTACTGGAGCAGGTGTCTTTAGCGTTACTGGTGTTCAAGGTGTTAGTGGTCTAGGTGATGAGGCAACTGTACCACAAAACAAGGTAGCCGTTACACAATCAGCGATGACTGGTTCCCTTGGCTCAGTTACTCATGTGGGTAATGGTATATTTACATTACCAAGTGTATCTGCTGAAGCTTTAATTGCAGGGACATCTTCTTCTACAATAACTTTTACTATTACTGTTGTGAGTGGTAATCCTTCAAATCATCCTTATTATAATGTTGGTTCTTCAAACAAATTTGCAATAAATGGATCAACTGCTACTGCGGATGTTACACTAGAGCTTTATGAAGGTAATACTTACAGATTTGATCAAAGTGATTCTAGTAATTCTGGACACCCATTAAGACTTAGCACGACTGCAAATGGTACTCATGGTGGTGGTTCAGAGTATACAACTGGTGTGACAACAAACGGAACACCAGGACAAGCTGGGGCATACACAGAAATCACAGTAGCAGATGGAGCACCGACCTTATATTATTATTGTACTAACCATTCCGCGATGGGTTGGACAGCAAACACTCCATTCTCTGTGTTAATAGTGACAACAACTGGAGCTCCTGCAACTGGGAATGTAGGAACAACTGCATTAGGCAGTGAAACTGTTACTGGCACTTCTTTAGTGGCAGTCACATTAAATGGTTTAGCTATTTCGGCAGGGACACTTGCCTTAACTGGCACTTCTGTGTTATCTTTAACAGGAGTTAGTGGTACTGGTGCTACTGGAGAAGAACAAGTGTACAGTATAATAAAACCAGACCAACTTGCTAATTGGATTGAAAGGGTCGCATAATGGCAACATATGTTAATAATCTTAGGTTGAAAGAAATAGCCACTGGTGATGAATCAGGAACATGGGGTACTTCAACCAACACAAATCTTGAACTTATTGGTGAAGCATTAGGTTTTGGCACAGAAGCCATAACAACAAATGCAGACACACATACAACGACAATAGCAGATGGTTCTTCTGATGCGGGTCGTGCATTGTTTTTAAAATACACGGGTACATTAGATTCATCTTGTACTATTACAATAGGTCCTAATACTTTAAAAAGAGTACATATTATTGAAAATGCAACGAGTGGTTCACAAAACATAATTATATCACAAGGTTCAGGTGCAAACATTACTATCGGTCCTGGAGATGCTAAGTGTGTATATCTGGATGGAGCTGGATCTGGAGCCGCAGTTGTTGATGCTTTTGTTGATTTAGATTTATCTGGTGGTTCTGTAAATGTTAGCACAGTTAAAACTAACTCTGGCGATATGACATTTGATTCTGCTGGAGATATTGTTCTTGATGCAGATGGTGCTGACCTTATATTTAAAGATGGTGGCACTACAATCGCAAAATTTATAAACTCTTCAAGTGACTTTGTAATAGCAACAGATGTTGATGACAAAGATTTTATTATAAAAGGACAAGACTCTACAAGTGAGATAACTGCATTGACTATTGATATGTCTGCCGCTGGAGCCGCTACATTTAACAACGATGTTACAGCTTTTTCTGACAAAAGACTAAAAACTGATATTGAACCTATAGCAAATGCTTTGGATAAAGTTACTCAAATGCAAGGTGTATACTATAAAAGGAATGATGTAGAAGACGCTAAAGAACAAATAGGTGTTTTAGCACAAGACATGGAAGTAGTTTTACCACAAGTTGTTTTAACGGCAGAAGATGCAATGGAAACAAAGTCGGTTGATTATGGTAAACTAACGGCAGTCTTAATAGAAGCTATAAAAGAATTAAAACAAGAAATTGATACATTAAAAGGTGAATAAATGGCAATCCCAAGTTCTGGACAATCATTATCTTTTTCATCCTTACGAACCGAATTTGTTGGTGGGTCAAGTGCAATTGGTTTAGGCGATCTTTACAGAGGTGGTTCTAATATATTAAAAAAAGCAGGTGATAATCAAGCAACAAACCTCGCCGCATCTGTTGCCACTTCTGGAACCTTGAGTACCAGTGACTTTTATGATCAAGCGAAAGGTTTTACTTTTACATATTCTACTAGTTTTTTGAGTGGTTCGAGTGGCACAGACCAAAATGCTTCTACTTTATTTGGCGATGATTATGATGTTAACTACCCTAAAAATATAGTTATACCATCGCCTATTACTTTAGGTTCCAATAATACAGCAGAATATGGGTTAGAGATAGATTCTGGTGGTGCAGGAACAATAACAGTAACAAATAACGGAACAATTATGGGTGCTGGTGGAGCTGGGGGTTCTGCTGGATCTGCTGGATCTGCTGGTGCAGGAGGGGCTGGTGGCAGTGGATCTGCTGGTGGTGATGCTATGAAGTTTGCTGTTGACTGTACTATAATAAATAATGGTTCTATTCTTGGTGGTGGAGGAGGAGGAGCTGGTGGTGGAGGCGGTGGTCTCGGTGGTGCAAATCAACAACAACAACAAACAACTGGCACATTACAACAAGGTCCTATTTTCCAAACAAGTAATCCTAATTACTACTGGGGTCCTAGATCTCCAAATGGAACGGCTATAGCTTGGAACGCTTCTAGTTTTCCTTATAATGCAAGTACAGGTGCTCCTAATACTTTACCATACGGAATTACATCTTATTCAAGTGGACAATACACATATTATAGAGGTCCAGGGAGCGGGAATAATTATTCAATTTATCGTACATATCCTGGACCAATACAACAACAACAACAAACGGCTGGAGAGGCTGGAGGAGCTGGTGGTGCTGGAGGTTTAGGTAGAGGATTTAATAATCAACCTGGAGGTGACTCTGGAGCAAGTGGTTCGGCTGGAGGATCTAGTACACCTGGTGGAAATGGCGGAACTGGCGGAACTGGTGGCACAGGTGGTGGCTTTGGTTCAGCAGGAGGTTCTGGTAATGCTGGAGCAACTGGAACTAGTTCCTCAACTAGTGGATCTAGTGGTGGCTCAGCTGGGTCGGTCGGTAGTGCTGGAGCGGCTTGGGAAAGAGGTTCTGGTGTTACTATATCATCAACAAATAACGGAACTATAACTGGATCAGCCCCGACATCATAGGAGAAAAAAATGTCAGTATCATATAAATGGACAATAAAAACATTATATACAAAAAATATCACAGATAGTGGTAAAACATATAATGATGTCGTAAAAAGAGTGTTTGGTCTTTTAACTGCAACAAGTAGTGAGACTGGTAACTCATTGGATCATGGTTATGATCTTGCTTTAAAAAATCCAGCAGATTGGACAAATTTTGTTGCTTATGGGTCTCTTACAGAATCACAAGTGGAAGGTTGGATAGAAAATAAAATAGGTTCAGAATCAATAGCTGACGTAAAAAAATTTATGGAAAACGGGTTGGAGCATGAAGACGAGATAGATGGCTCTACTGCAAAAGGCTCAGGAAGTGGTGATGACTTTGTAGCAAGTTTTCCTTGGAGTTAACTTAAAAATGTGTTACTTTTGCAAAAAAGGGTAGCATATGAAAAATTCTGTTTTTGTTCTTCCAGAACATTTATTATACTTTTTAATTACACACACACAAAGTTTAACTAATAATCTTAACATAAAAAAAGAGATGGCATGGATGCCATGCAAGTATCAATATGGTGATATTGTTTTTGAAAGTTTATTGTTGCACTTACAACCAACAATTGAGTCTTTAACGGGAAAAAAATTAATACCTACTTATTCTTTCTTTAGGTCTTACGTCAAAGGTTCTGTGTTAAGAGCACATCGTGATAGACCAGCTTGCGAGTATAGCACAACAGTTTACTTGGGTTCTTCTGACACGAACACACCTTGGTCAATATATATGGACAATGTTCCCGTTGATTTAAAAATAGGTCAAGGAGTGGTTTATAAAGGTTGTGAACAAGAACATTATAGAGATCCATGCCCACATGATTACTCAAATCATGTCTTTCTACATTATGTTGATGCTAATGGTAAAAACAAAGATCAAGCATATGATGAAAGAGAATATTTATATCAAGAGTCAGTACAAGGGTAGCAAATGAAAAGAAATATTGTTGTAGCGAGAGACGCATTGAGTCCAACTTTATGTAACACTATAATTAAATTAGCACAAAATGATTTTAGACCTGCCGAAATAGGAGGTCCTATAGAGGGTGGGTCAGCAGGACATAGAGACGCTACACAACGTAGAAGTGAAACTAGTTGGTTAAATGGTTCTATACGGCATTTGGATGTATTTATTCCAGTATTACAAATAATTAAAAATATTAATGATCAGTTTTATGGTTTTGATTTAATGGAACCTGAAGCTTTTCAAATAACTAAATACGATGAAAAAAATCAAGGTTTTTATAGACCACATATGGATGGAGTGTATGATCCAGTTCCACCTGATGCGTTAGTTAGAAAGCTTTCATTATCAATACAACTTACGCCACCAGAATATTATGAAGGAGGGGAATTTGAGTTTCCCGATGATAAAGAAAAATTTAATGTAGAAGATTCTAAAGGTCAAGGCACAGTAATATTTTTTCCATCTTACATAAATCATGGTGTAAAACCAGTTACAAAAGGAACACGATATAGTTTAGTGTGTTGGGTCAAGGGTCCTAATTTTAAATAGGAGAAAATATGTATTACATAGTATATGATGATTTTTTACCACCACACGAGTTTGGTGCTCTAAAATCTTATTTAGGTCCAAATGGTTTATTTCCTTGGAATTTTAGTGGTAGAATAAATGATAATGATGGTAACAATAATGATATGTATTTTGGCTCGGTTGTTTATGGTGCTAACAGACCACCAGAAGAGCAATGGAATAAGGCAGTCAGACTACAACCTTTTTTAGATTTATTAAGTAAAATTAGTGTTCTTAGTTTATTTAGAATAAAAGCTAATTTATATTTTCCTAGTAAATCAGAACAAATTACACATCATGCTCCTCATATTGACGCTGACTTTAAACATAATGGTGCCTTGTTTTTTCTAACCAATTGTAATGCACCAACCACTATGGCAGATGGAGTGGGCATAGAATCAAAGGAAAATAGGCTTTTGTTATTTGATCCTTCAACATCTCACTCCAGTTCTTCTCCAAGTGATGCTTTATATAGATCTACCATAAATGTAAATTACTTTGGTAGGGGTATATCTCATTGGTATATGGAACATATAATAAACCCACATCCGACTTTTAGTAAAAACCCCGAACTTTTAGGAAAACAGTATGAAGTTTGAAAAGTTGTGGTCTACTACAATTTTCCAAGATAATTTAGAATCCCACGAAGTTGCAAACATTGATCTTAGTAAAATTATTTTAGAAAAAAATAGAGTTACTAAAAACATGACTGAAGAATATAAAAGTGAAAATTTTTTAGAAAATAATCATGAGGCAGTTGTTTGGCTAAAAAATAATTTAGCCATAGCTGTTAACAAATATATCTATGAATCAAAAATTAAATATAATCTTCAATACACTATTTTTGCATGGGCAAATGTAAACATGAAAGGCGATTATCATGTTCCTCATAATCATCCACATAGTTGGTTATCTGGGGTTTACTATGTAAGTATGCCGAATCAACGTAATGATCAATCTCATAGAAAAGATTTAGCTCCATCACATATATCTTTTTTTGACCCTAGATCTCATGTTAATATGCTTTCTATTGAAGGTGACCAACAAAACAGAGATGAATATAGAGTGTTACCAAAAGAGGGAGATCTTTTGCTTTTTCCATCTTTTTTACAACATATGGCTCATCCTAATGCTTCAGACAGTCCTAGAATTTCTGTTTCCTTCAATGTTAGTGTAACTTTACACAAACCATCATGAATGCTATTATGAGCTATGCCTTTAACATCGTTAAAATTTAGACCTGGTATCAATAGAGAAATAACCTCTTTTTCAAATGAGGGTGGTTTTTTTGATTGTGAAAAAGTAAGGTTTTATGCTGGGTTTCCAGAAAAAATAGGTGGTTGGGTTAAACAATCTGACAATACTTATTTAGGAACTGCGAGAGCTTTACATAACTGGGTAGCATTAGATGGTTCAAATTTTTTAGGAGTAGGCACACATTTAAAGTATTACATAGAAGAGGGTGGTAGCTTCAATGATATAACACCTACTCGTAAAACCTCTACAAATAGTATTACATTTTCTGCATCAAATGGCTCTGCTGAAATCACAGTTACAGATTCATCTCATGGTGCAGTTGCAAATGATTTTGTAGTTATATCGGGTGCAGTAAGTTTAGGTGGCAATATAACAGCAAGTGTACTTAATACTGAACATCAAATAACATCTATTGTTAATGGTAATTCATATAAAATAACAGTAAGTGTAACTGCTAATTCATCTGATAGTGGTAATGGTGGATCTGGTGTAGATGGAGTATATCAAGTTAATGTAGGACTAAACACTTCTGTTGGTGGTAACGGTTGGGGTGCAGGTAGTTATGGTGGAGTCAACGCAGATCTTTCAACCTTTGGTTGGGGTGAGGCTGCCGCTAGTGGAACAACTGCAACCATTCGTTTGTGGTCGCATGACAATTTTGGTGAAGATTTACTAATTAATCCAAGAGATGGTGGTATATTTTATTGGGATAAAACAAATGGCACTGGCACAAGAGCAGTAAACATAACAAGTTTAAGTGGTTCTTCAGACGCACCTACTATTGCAAAACAAATTTTGGTATCTGATTTAGATCGTCACATAATCTTTTTTGGAACAAACACGATTGGAACATCAATACAAGATCCTCTTCTAATTCGTTTTGGCTCTCAAGAATCTTTAACAGATTTTACGCCAACCACCACAAACACTGCTGGAGACTTAAGATTAAGTAGCGGGTCTACTTTTGTTCAAGCTGTAGAAACAAAACAACAAATACTTGTATACACAGACAGAAGTTTATTTAGTATGAGATTTATAGGTCCTCCATTTACTTTTGGTTTACAAGAACTTTCTAAAAATATTACAATCATGAGTCCTAAATCAGCTGTCGCAGTAGATGATGCAGTTTTTTGGATGGGTAAAGATAATTTTTATTTGTACGCTGGACAAACACAACAAATACCATGCACAGTCAGAGACAAGATATTTTTAGATTTTAATTTTTCTCAAGCAGATAAAGTAGTAGCAGGTGTTAATTCTAAGTGGGGTGAGATATGGTGGTTCTATCCATCCGCCACCTCAGAAGAAAACGATAAATATGTAATATACAACTATTTAGAAAAGCTATGGTATTATGGTACTTTATCAAGAACGGCTTGGCATGATAGAGGTATAAGACAATTTCCGTTAGCAGCAGGTTCATCTCATTTATTTGAACATGAAAATGGCAACGATGACGATGGATCAGCTATGACTGCTTCTGTAGAATCTAGTCAACTTGATATTGGAGATGGATATCAATTTAGTTTTATAAAACAGCTTGTTCCAGATATTACATTTGATGGATCTACATCAACCACTGGTAACCCAACAGCCACTTTTACACTACAAGCAAGAAAAGGACCTGGTAGCACTTATGCTAATGCTTCTGGTGGCACTAGTACAAGAACTGCAACCACACCAGTAGAGCAGTTCACAGATTTAGTTAATGTAAGACTAAGAGGACGATCTTTTAATATGAAGCTCGAATCGACAGATCAAGGTGTGGCATGGAAACTAGGAACACCAAGAGTAGATGTTAGACTAGACGGGAGGAGATAATGTCCTCAAGAGATATTGCGTCACCTAGACTTCCTCTTCCTATTGGAAATGTTGATCAAAACTATATAATTGATTTAGTTAGAGCATTAGATTTTTTTATACAACAGTCTGATAATCCTGGAGAAGGAAGAAATACTAAAACAGTTTTTACAGCTATGCCCACAAGTGATGTAGGCTTAGAGGTTGGAACCTTGTATAGACAAGGAAATGATGTTAAGATAAGTTTAATAAACATAGCTGGTGTTGATGGATCATCTGCAACCACATCTATTGGAACAGTAACTGTGTCGGTATCTTGAATGGGAATATTTAAAAACATCACTAAAACATTAAAACAAGCGGCACCAGTGATTGGTAGTGCGATTGGTATGTATTTTGGTGGACCTTTAGGTGCGTCAATAGGTTCTGGTATAGGTTCTCTTGCAGCAGGTAGAAGTGCAGAAGAAGCGTTAAGAAATGCAGCTCTGACTGGTGCTACAACATATGCGATGGGTGGTAAAGATTTTGGTAAAGGATTTAATTTTGATACATCTGGATCTCCTTTTGCTAGTAGAGAGGTAGTTGGTGGTGCTAAAACAGCTATACCTAGTTATGGTGGAGGTAGTATGGTAAAATCTGTACCCGTAAGTCAATCTGGAAGTTTTCTTACCTCTCCAACTGGTATAGCAACTCTTGGTTTAGGAGCGGCAGCTTTAGGCAGTTTAGGTGAAGAAGAAAAACCAATGATAGGATCAAGAAGACCAGATCCAGTGGGTAAATCAAGATTAGGGGTAGGTCTAATAGGAGATAAAGCTTACGATTTAGATGATGATGAAGACAGAAAAAAATATTTTGAAGATCTTAGAAGACAACAAGGAGTATCTCCAACTGAATTTCGTGCAGCAGGTGGAGAAGTAGAAGGGCCTGGAACAGGCACAAGTGACTCTGTACCAGCAAGACTATCAGATGGAGAGTTTGTATTAACAGCCAAAGCCGTGAGAGGCGCTGGAGGTGGTGACAGGGACTTGGGTGCGGCAAGAATGTATGATATGATGTCTAATCTAGAGAGGGTTGCATAATGGCACAGACCACACAAGAACAAGTAGTAAGACTCGCTCCCTTTCAAGAGCAGTTTTTAGCTGATATATTTAAAAGTGCAAAGGACATAACTGGAAGTGGCACACAAATGCCTTTTTCTGAACAACAGTTGGCTGGTCTTTCACAAGGACAAAGGGATGCGATAACAAGAGCTACTCAAGGTGTAGGAGCTTTTCAACCTTTACTTGAAAAAGGTACAGAGGCTTTAGGGCAAGGAATAGGAGCAGTTGGCACTGGTCTTGGGACAATAGGAAGTGCAATAGGACAAACAGCCCAAGCAGGTTTTGATCCAAGCTCTTATCAACAGTTCATGAATCCATTTATGGAAGATGTAATACGAAAACAATATGAAGACATTGCAGATCAAGGAGCCAAGCAACAAGCTCAATTAGGAGCAAGTGCCGTAGGTGCAGGTGCTTTTGGTGGATCAAGACAAGGAATCGCACAAGGCGAGATCGCAGCAAATATTTTAGATCAACAAGCAAGAACTGGGGCACAGTTAAGATCTGCTGGTTTTCAACAAGCACAAAATTTAGCACAACAACAAGCTAATCAAGCATTAAGACAAGCACAACTTACTGGGCAATTAGGGCAAACAACTGGTGCTCTTGGAGCACAGATTGGTCAGATGGGTGTGCAAACTGCTGGGTTAGGTCAATTAGGTCAACAGTTAGGTGTACAAGACATTAATACATTATTAGGTATTGGTGGATTGCAACAACAACAAGGACAAAGAGAGCTTGATGTTACAAGAGCTAATCAGTTAGCACAACAAGCACTACCTTTCCAGAGAATAGGATTTATGTCTGATATCTTTAGAGGTGTCCCAGCACTGCAACAAACATATTCAACTACCACCACACCACCACCAAGCAGAACATCACAATTATTGGGACTTGGTATTGCAGGTCTGGGTGCGGCTGGTAGTGCAGGTGGAATAGGTAACTTGTTTAACACTAGAGTGAGACCTACATAATGACCGTATACAATAGAAAAATGTTTCGTAAAAAAGGTGGTGGCGTTAATGGCATCATGGCTAGTGGACCAGAATTAATAAAAGCACAACAAGGTGTTTTTGCAAATATTGGATTAGGTGATCCAAGAGGTTTTGATGATACAGTAAAAACAAGAGCACCAGCTCGTATGTCACAATTTCCTACTGAATTAGAAAGACTAAACACTAGTTACATACCTCCGTCTCCAGGTTTTGGACAGACAATATTAAAATCTCTTGGAATGCAACCTTTTATGAGCATATATGAATCAAGAGTAGATTCTCTTGAAGATGAAAAACAAAGAGTTAAAAATGAAATCGCAAGAGCTAAGAATAGAAAAGGAGAAAGCTCATTAAAGCAAAGAGTTGCTGCAACACAAGGAGTGGATGTTTTTGAAACCACACCAGTAGGCGCTGGTTCTATGACTGAAGGAGATGCTAGTCTGAAAGTTCCAGGAACAGATTTAAGTTTTAAAGATGTAGCAGTTAGATTTAAACAACAAAATAAGCCTTTTGTTGAATTTTTAAAAAGTGTGCCAGGCCTCATAGATAAATCTAACCAGTATGTTCAAGGTTTAGCTAGTGATTTAATTGCTAATCCAACTTTTCAACAATTCATGTCACCTAAACCAGGTGATGAGGATCAAGTAGAAGAAGAAAAAGCTTTTACAGGTGAAACTTCAGAAAATTTTTTAATTTCAGGTGGTAAAAAATTTCTTAATGTTTTAGAGGCGGGAGTAGAAAAATTTAAAAAAGCTAAAAAAGATTATGATGACAAAGTGGCTCAAATAGATGACGAAAGAGTTTTTATAGGTGAGTCTTCAATTTCAAGGTTGTCTGACTTAGAACGAGAAAAAAATCAAAAAGCATCAATTACTAAAAAACTAACAGCTGTTGGCAATGATGCTTACAATCAAAAGATAGAGTCAGAAGATCAAGGAGAAGTAGATTTAGTTACTAATAAAACTAAAACTAATAATATTAAAAAATCACAAAAAGCAAAAGAAGATGGATTAAATGCAACAGTAAATAATCATAATTTATCCACTAACTTATTAAATGAAAATGAGAAAAGTCTTACATCAGCTAACTTAGGTAAGGTTTTAGGATATGAACAGTTTGAAAATTTATCTTTAGATGACAGAAAAAATTTATATTCTAGTATTTTAGAGTCAACAGTTGGCGACAAAGCAGATATTAAAACAGATAAAGATTTTAATATAATTATGACTGGATTATTGATTGCTGCTGGAGATAGTCCAGATGCATTAACAAACATAACAAGAGGACTTGCACAAGGTTTTAAAATGTTTGGCGATGCCTTGTCTGAAGATAGAAAAGAAAAGAGAGAAATACAATTAACTGCAACTAAACTAGCTATTCAAGCAGAAGAGTCTGCAAAAGAAAGAGTATTTAAGGCACAAGAAAATAAATTAAATAGAGTAACTACAACTATAAACAAATTAATAGATCAAGCAGGTGAAAGTAATGCTAAATTTGGACAAAGTTTAACTAACACAGTGGCAGCTAATGTTTCAGATTATATGAGTGAGACAGAATATGCTAATTTTATTAAAGCATCTGAACCAGAAAAAACACAAATTATAACAAATAAAGTTAATTCACTTTATGAAGCCAGTCCTTTTAAAGATCAAGCTAAAAACTTTGATATACTTTCCATTTTAAAAGGTAGTGCAGAGGGAAAAATACCTAAAAACATAGTAAAAGAAAATAAAAATAAAATAACTTTTGTGCCTGGAAGTTTAATTATAAAGTAACCCAGGAGTAACTATGCCTACTTACACAATACAAGGAGATGATGGAAAAAGATATTCTATAGATGGTCCAGAAGGTGCTACCGAAGAGCAAGTTATAGATGCCATTCAAGAACAGTTAAACAAAACAAAAACTGATGTTATAGAAACCAAAAGTCTTGAAACTCCAAAACAAGTTGAAGAAACTACATTCAGTGATGTAGCACAAGGCGTTGGTTCTGGGTTGGTAAGAGGTCTGGTAGTTGAACCTACTAAAACTGTTTTTAATTTAATGGGTAATTCTGAAAGAGCAGACAAGGTAGAAAAATCTTTTAATAAATTTCAAGAATATTCTGGACTTACTCCCGAATCTGGAGGAGGTAAAATAGCGGAGCGATTATCTGGTTTTCTAGGTTCTTTTTTGGGATTAGGAAAAGTAGCTAAAGTTTTTAAAATAGCTCAAAAACCTTTAAAATTAGGAGAAAAAGCTACTGTTGCTAGAAGAGTACAACAAGCTGGTAGAACGAGTGTAAGAGGAGGAGCATCAGAATTCTTATCCTCACCAGATAATGCAGTTACATTATCGGATAGTTTTGATGCTTTGCCAGATGCTTTAAAAACAGACAATGAAATTAAAGTTAACTCTATTGATGAAGCAAAAAGAAGAATATCTAATAAATTAAAATTAGGTGCAGAAGCAACTGCTTTTGGTTTAGCAGTCGAAGCAGCATTTCCAATTGTTGGAGTGGTTGCAAAATCTACCTTACAACTTCCTGGTGTTCCTTCTGTTATGAACGCGGTAAGTAAAGGTTTTTCTTTTTTAGGATCTTCCATAAACAGAGGATTAGGTAGATTTCCAGAAAAATATTTTGCTAGTAAAGGTGTAACTCCAAACGAAGTTTATGAACAACTTGCAGATATAAAAGGAATCACCAAACTAGACGCAGATAAAATTGCAGCTAACGTAGCTTCCTTTGAAAAAGAATTAAAAAAGGTTGTTGGAGGACAAAATTTATTTGGTAGAGGTAGATTAGGAATAAATCAAGCACATAATAACTTATATGATTTTTTAACGAATAGAAGTTCAACATCGTTAGACTCATACGGAGCAGCAGTAAAAACGGCTGCAACAAAAATGAGAACTCATATAGACGATTTATCAACACAGTTTAGAGATGATATTCAAACAAGAATAACTAGTGGAGAATTAGATGCAAATTATGGAAATCAACTTGTTAATATTATTAACGAGCAACAAGGTGAATATATAAGAAGAGTTTATGAAGGTGCTTTTAGTAAAGGTGAAACACTTGCTCAAATAAGATCAAAACCAGAGTATGCTGAGGCAGTTAGAAAAATAGCTAGTGGTTTTCCAGAAGATGAAAATGCAGCAATAAGAGCAACCGAAATAGTGGAAGATATAATAAAAGATAATTCTATAAATGGTGGAATAACTGCACAAGAAACAATGAAAAAAACTGCGGCTGCATTAAGACAAGGTCCCTCGAGAGTTGCACAAAAAGCTTTATATGAAATTTCAGAAGATCTTTTGCAAAAAAGAAGTCCTTTTTTACAAAGAATACCAGAACTTAGACAATTATTGAATGAAACAAAAGATCCTTTAAATGTTTATAAAAGAACAATAGAGGACATGTCTATGACATTAAATGGAAGTCGTTTATATTCTAGCTTATCAGCTCAATTAAAAGTTAATGCTGACGAAGGAATATCTTCTTTGAGTGCCGGTGGTAGACCTCTAATTATTTCTGGTGAAAATTTAACAGACGTTAACTCAATAAATTTTTTGAAACAAAACGGATATGTAAAATTAGGCGAATATAAACCACAAAGAGTTCCAGGTTCTGTTTTAGATGAAGCAGGTGGAGCAGAACTTACAGAAGAAGTTGCAGAAAAAATGTCTGTTTTTGGTGGTAAATATGGAAAGTTATCTGGAGATTACGTTGCACCAGAAGTTTATAATTCTTTAACCATGGGATTAAGAGGAGATGGTATTTTTAACACGGTATGGGGTGCTTCTCTTCAATTAAAAGGTTTAGCACAAATGACTAAAACTGTTTATAATCCTCTTTCTCAAATTAGAAATTTTAATTCTGGTGTGTTCTTTATAGGAGCTAATGGTAATATAATGAGAAACATGAATCTAGGTGAATCCATGGCTTTATCATTTAAACAATTACAAAATTTATCTACAAAAGAACAAAAAGAATTTTTTGATTTAACGGCTAGATTAGGTATACGAGATGAAAACTTAGTTGTTAATGAGTTTAAAGAGTTAATACAAAATGAAGGAAAAGATTATGGTCTTTTGGGTTTAGTAGATAAAATACCAGGAGCAAAGCCTTTACAAAGATTATATACTGGAACAGATACTTATTGGAAAACAGTAGGATTTCTAGCAGAAAAAGCGAAATATAGTGCTGCATTTAGAAAAGCTGGTATACAAAATGTTGATGAAATAACAGATGATTTAATAAAAGCTGGTATAGCTAAAAGACAGAAGAATGAACTTATAAGCGATATTGATGGATTAGATATTTTAGCTGGAGATATTGTGAAAGACACAATGCCAATTTATAGTCGAGTACCAGAAGTTGTAAAAAAGATAAGAAGAGTTCCTTTCTTCGGTGCCTTTGCATCTTTCCCCGCAGAAGTTATTAGAAACAGTACAAATATTTTATCGAGAGGTGTAGATGAATTAGCTTTTACTGCATCACCAGAATTAATATCAAAGATAGGTGCTAATGCAGCGAAACAATTACAAAAACAGATAAGAGGAATAGGTGCTCAAAGATTGACTGGATATATTTCATCTGCATATATAGTACCAAAGGCAACAGTTATGACAGCACAAAAATTAACTGGTGTGTCTGATGAAGAGTTAGAAAAAATCAGAATACACGCATTACCAGACTATATGCTAGGTCATAATATAATGCCTCTTACTGGTATAAAAAAAGATTCTAGAGGTGAATATCAATTTGAGTATGCAGATCTAAGTTACATGATGCCATATGATTTTGTTCTACAACCTGCAAGAGCAGCAATAGATGTTTACAATAAAAAAGGATTCTTAGAAGCACAAGATGTTGATGATGTAGGAATAGCTATATTTGAAGCATTCAAGAATTTTTCAGAACCTTTTGCTGGTGAGTCTTTATTTGCAGAAAGAATATTTGATGTGTTACCTAATTTTAGAGATGGAAGAACATCTATGGGAATAAAGATATATGATCAAGCAGATGCTCCTGGAACTAAAATGAAAAAAAGAATTGCTCATGTTTTAAATGCTTTTAATCCTGCTATTTTAGAACAAACTATTTTTAAACCAGTTGCAGTAGGACCTGGTGGTAGATTCGATATTGAGCAAGGAAGAATAGGTAAAGCGTTCACAGAAAAATTAACTGGTGAAGTTGTTCCTAGTAAAAGTGGTATAGTATATGATGTACCTTCTGAAATTTTAACTGCATTTACTGGAGTAAGAGGATTAAAAGCTAATTTAAATGACTCTTTGTATTATGGTGCTAAAGAATTTACTAGAGAAAGAAATAATATAAAAACAACTTTAAATGCTTTTATAGATGATGCAAATATAAAAGAAACAGACATAGTGCAAGGTTTTACAGATGCAAATAATACTTTATTTAAATTACAACAGAATCTATATGCCAAAATAAAATCATTAAAAGAACTTGGAATGGATGACAATACTATATTTAAGGTAATGAGACTTCAAGGTAAAATGAGTGAAAAAGATTTTGAATTTATTTCTAGAGGTAAATTTGCTCCATACTCAATTAGTAAAGATCTTATTCAAGATTTTTATAATACTAGAATAATTTCAAATGAACCAACTGTAGCAAAAGAATTTCCTAGAGTAGAAATAGCAAAAATATACGATGATTTAAACGGGAAATCATTAGAAGTTAGTGGAGTAGAAGAAGCTCAAAAAATTGATTTTGATATGCCTAGTGAAACAACATTATTTGGTAAACCTAAAAATGTTTCTAAAGTAGTTACACCTCCTCCACAAAAAAGCATTATTCCACAGAAAGTAAAATCATCTACTTTATCTGAAATAATAGGTACGACTAATACCATGTTTCCAGAACTTTTAGGAGGCAATCCCATCGAAGCCGCTAAAAATTTACAAATTTTACAAAGGAGAAACCAGTGAAACTATCAGATAATTTTTCACTAATTGAATTTACTAAATCACAGACAGCCGAAAGAAAAGGTATACAAAATAATCCAAATGAAATACATGTTATCGCCTTGGAGTCTTTGTGTTTTAATATACTTGAAAGAGTTAGGTCTGCTTTTGGTAAGCCAGTCATGATCAACTCTGGGTATCGCAGTCCTGCCTTGTGTGAAGCCATTGGCTCAAAACCTACCTCACAACATTGTGATGGTGAGGCGGCGGATATAGAAATATTTGGTATTAGTAATTATGATCTGGCAAAATATATTGAAAAAAATTTAAACTTTGACCAATTAATTTTAGAATGTTGGGATGGTGTAGAACCTAATTCTGGGTGGGTGCATGTTTCTTATGTTGACGATACAACAAATAGAAAAGATGTGTTAACATATACAAGAGCAGATGGATACACGAAAGGGATAGTATAATGAAAGACGGGCCGTTTAAAAGAGCTATAGAAAAAGAAGATGAAGATACAATCATCATGCAACAGTTTATAGTTTTGAAAATTAAAAAGGGTCAACTTATCAAAGAAACACACATGAGAAATCATACTTTCTGTGGAGATTACCAAGACAGTTATATGACTGAACCTTTAGTTGACTTTAAAGAAATCCCACTGGAGACAATGCATTAATGGCATACGAGCGTGATTATCAAAGAGAATATGCGATAGAACCTAAATCTCGTAGAAAGAAAAGAGTCAATCGTAATTATGCTCGTAAAAAAATGATGAAGAAAGGTCTCGTCAAAAAAGGCGATGGCAAGGATGTACATCATGTGGGGGGTAATGCATTAAAGAAACATAGTAAATTAAAAGTTGTGTCTGCTTCTAAGAACAGATCATACGCAAGAACAAGAAAAGCTAGAAAGAAGAATCCAAAGTCATAATGTCTACATTAGTTGTTAATTTACCCTCCATAGATGTGTGGGTACGAAAAGAATATTTAAGAGATGGAGAAGATGGACATGGAGAGTTCGTAAAAGGTATCTGGGTTACGGCAAAGTCTATTCCAGGTAGAGCTTTTTATTTTGAAACTTATCTGCCTGACTATGGTGCTCTTTATGATAAACTACCTATTAGTGCTTTTACTTCTGAACCACAAACCCCAACTCCAGATATGGATCTTTATAATCTTCAGTTTTGGAATTGCATGGATTATGGGGTGGTGGCTGTTAGTAAACAATTTATAGGATCCATGGACTTTGAAGTATATACAAGAGACCACGGCATCCTAAAAGGATCTTATGTATGCACTCTTGATAACTATCATGAGAATGTAAACGCAATAGATTTTTCTACCAGCGAAAAACCAGCAGAACATAAATCAAATAACATAATAGAATTAGAGAACGGACAATTCTGTTTATATCCAAACAACAGAATGAGAGTATATGATAATTCATTGACTCCAGACAAACCACTGCAGCCAGATTTCAAAGTTAGCACAGAAATATATCAAGTTGAGAATGGACAAAAGTTTAGACTCGGAGATACAGACGAGTATTTTTGGAAGACAAAAGATGAATGATAGAATTTGCTTTAGTTTACATGATAGGCACAGTTGTTGTTAATCAAAGTCAAACATTCAACAATATAAATGATTGTTTGTATTTCGCCAGAAAATTAAACCAACAACCAGAGATTCCATACCCAGATGACAAGAACAGAAAGATCACAGCGTATTGTAAGCCCGTGCCTAAACGTCTGCAAAATAGAAAATGACATATGTATCGGCTGTTTTAGAACCCTAGATGAAATTTCTTCTTGGATTAAGCTATCAGATGAAAAAAGAGCCAAAATTATGAAATC